AAGGCGGAATGTATCGATGGCGTCGAGGTCTTCCTGCAGATCGATGTCTGGACGCGGACCGTAGGCTATGGCGAGACCAAGATCATTGCCGGCAGGATCGTCGCCGCGCTCGACGATCAGCCGCTGGTTGTCGAGGGTTTCGACGTCGTGGTTTTCGAGTTGCAGGGCGTGCAGTATTTGCGCGATCCGGACGGTCTGACGCGGCACGCGGCGCTGACGTTTCGATCGCTGATCACTTCCACCATCTAGCCGCATGCCGCGGCCGTTTTCCAATGAAAGGGAAAAATCATGGCGAAACCGACCGTTCTCCCAGGGACCAAGCTGCTGCTGCTCGTTGGCGATGGCGCCGGGCCGGAAGTGTTTGGCGAGCCTTGCGGCCTGACGACCAAGTCATTCGACCTGGCGGCCTCCACCAATACCAACCTTATTCCGGACTGCGACGATCCCGAGGCGCCGGCCTGGGAATCGACCGATATCAATGGATTGTCGGGCACGTTTTCCGGCACCGGAGTTATGGCGGTTGAATCGTTCAACGTCTGGAACGACTGGTTCATGAGTGCGCTGGGCAAGAATATGCAGATCAAGCTCGATCACGCCTCGCTCGGCTATTATGCCGGTGCGTTCAAGCTGACCAGCTTCAAACTGGCCGGCACGCGCGGTAACAAGGTGACCGTCGACGTCTCCGGCAAGAGCGACGGCGAGGTGACCTGGGTCTGATGGCCGAACCTGACGCAGAGGTGCAGGCCTGGCTTTCCGGTCTTTCCTTCAAGCTCAAGCGCGAACTGGCCGGCAAGATCAAGGAAGAGGCCGACGGGCTTGTCGCGGCAATCCAGGCCAGGTCTCGGTTCAGGACCGGGCGGCAGCGTGCCTCCGTCAAAGTGCGACGGCGGCGCAACGAGCTCGATCTTGAGGTTATCGCCGGCGGCGAGACCACCAGCGTGGCGCTGCGCGCGGGGAGTGGCGAGGAATACGACTACGCGTTGGCGCAGGAGTTGGGAACGGTGGACGTGCCGGCGGATCCATTCTTCTACAATACGGCGCGCGAGATGATGCCGGATATCCGGGAAAACATCGAGCAGGCGGTCGCTGACGCGATCGCCAAGGCTTAGGGAAAGGTTTCGATGAGTGCCAACGGGACGGTTCTGATCGCATGGGCCGGCGGCGAGCATAGTTTTTGCCTCGCCAAGGTCGGGCTGATTTTTGATCTCGAGTCGAAATGCGAGGCCGGCATTGCGGTCGTGTTCACCAGGCTGGGCGCCGGCGCATGGAAGCTAAACGACGTGCGCGAGACCATCCGGCTCGGCCTGATCGGCGGCGGCATGGCGCCTGACAAGGCGCTCGAGCTGGTGCGCAACCATGTCGATGAGGGGCCGCTGACGTCGAGCGTGCTGCTGGCCTATTCGATCATCGAGGCGATCATGGTCGGCGTCAAAGACGATCCGGTCGGCAAGCAGGTCGAGGAAGACGCTGGTGATCGCGGGGGAAAAGCCGGGCCGGCGGAGGCGCAGGAAACCGGCTTCACCACGACGACGGCCGCCTCCGACGCTCCGAAATAATCGCGATCGGCGCCCGCTTCGGCTGGCCGCCGCGCGCGACCGAGGATCTGACGCTCTGGGAAATCGTCGCCTATATCGACGGCCACAACCGGGCGAATGAAGATCCGAACAAGCAGGAAGCGATGAGCGATCAGGATTTCGAGGATCTGCTCTTGATGCACAACATTCAACCGGATTAGCCGATGCCCGCGCCTTCAATGCGGATCCCGCTTTCGCTCAATATGGCCGAGTTCGACAAGAATGTCGAAAAGGCCAAGAGCTCGACCGCGGTTGCGACGCGATTTATCGCCAAGCAATTCATCGATATGAATGCCAGTCTGCTGGCAACGCAGGGCGCCGCCGGCGCGGCTGCGCTTGGCTTTCGCTCGATCCTCGGCGTGATAGGCCCGCTCGGAATTGCCGTCACGGCCGTCGTCGGCGTGTTCAAGCTGATGGCGTATGCGACCGAGCTTGCCAAGGAAAAAATCGAGGAATTCAACGAGATCGCCGACAAGGCCGCCAAGGCCAACGTCTCGACGGATTTTTTCCAGCGTTTTACCAAATCCGGCGAGCAGCTGCGGCTCACCGTCGACCAGGTCAATGAAGCGCTGGAACTTTTCAATAAGCAGTCCACCGGCGGGCTTGGCGGCTCGGCGCTCGAGCAACGCGTCGCCGATCTGCAAAAGGCTGGAAACTTCAGTGGCAACTCCGGCGTTGGAGCGCTCGCCGGGGCCACAGACAACGAGGCAAAGCTGCGTGCTACCGTCAGTCTGATTGGTCAGGCGCTTGACAAGGGCGAGCGGCTCGCGGGGCTCGATATTGCAGAGAAAGCGTTTGGGTCGAAGGTCGCTGCAAACTTACGTCAGGATTCCGGATATCTCGATCAGATGTTGCAGACGGCCGATAAGTTGGCGGCAACGAAGATCATCAGCGATGAGCAGGTGGGACAAGCCATCCAGCTGAAGACCAGGCTCGAGGATGCGCAGAAGATCTTGGCCGAGAAGTTCAAGCCGATCCAAGACGATCTGGCCAAGCTTGGCGTGAACTACCACGAAAGTTGGATTTCGATCGTCGAAACCATGTCGGCCGCCGTTACCAAGGCGAACGCGCTCTATGATGGGCTGAAGGCCATCCCTGGGGTTCTGGCCGATCTTGGCAACGCGTCGTTCTGGACGAAGCTGACCGAAGCGTCGGAAAAGCTCGGCCTGAATTCCAAGCCTGACGGTCTGATCCTGCGGGGTGAACCAGGATTTGCGACTGATCCCGCCCGTGAGCGGCTGGCAGCTGGCCTGAACAATGCAAACGCCGTGCGGCGTGGGATGCAGGATGCGATCGACACGCAGACCAAGGTCCGCGGCGACACCTCGAAGGCGCCGGCAAAGGCGCAGGCCGACGTCAACGATCAATATGATCGCGCGATCGAAAGCCTGCAGAAACATACTTCGCGGCTGCAGGCGGATACTGCGGCGGTCGGCCTCGGCACCGGCGCGCTCGAGGAATACCGCGCGCGCAATGCGTTACTGACGGCCGCGCAGCAGGCCGGGATCCCGGTGCAGGGCGATGTAGCGAAAAAGATCGATGAGGTGGCGCGCGCCGCCGGCGCGGCCGGCGAGGCGCTGGCAAAGGCGCGGGTTTCCTCGGATATCAAGTTCGGCGCCGGCTCGGCGTTTCTCAGTCAGGAAGATGTGCAGATCGCGCAGCAGCTGCGCACGATCTACGGCGATGACATTCCAGCGGCGATGGCATCGAGCCAGGCGGCGGCGCTGCGCCTGGTCGACGCCAACCGCGAGATTGCCAGCGCCATTTCGAGCAACCTGACGCGCTCGATCGCCGATACGATCGACGGGACGAAAACGGCCGGGCAGGCATTCGCCGATTTCGCAAAAACCGCGATCCGGGCGATCGAGGAAACGATCATCAAGCTGCTGATCGTCGGGCCGCTGATGCGCAGCCTGCAGGGCGGGCTGGGCGGCGGCGTGGGCTCGCTGTTCGGTTTGCCGAGCATCGGCGCCAACGCCGAGGGAACGGACAACTGGCGCGGCGGGCTGACATGGGTCGGGGAAAAGGGCAAGGAACTCGTCAACCTCCCTCGCGGATCTCAGGTGATATCGAACGCTCAGTCCTCCAAGGTCGGCGGCAGCACATTTGCTCCTACATACTACATCAACGCTGCCGGTGCGGACAGCGGCACCGTGGCGCGCATCGAGGCGGTTCTGCAGCAACATGCCAGGGCGATACAGGGCCAGGGCAAGGCGATGCAGAGCGCGCGGCACAAGCAGGTGACGGGGGTCGGTTGATGGTTCTTGTTCCGCAATTCCCGCGCCGGTTGCTGACCGAAAGCGCACATGACTGGAGCCTGCTTGGCGTGGCGGCCACGCCAGGCGTCACGCAGGATTCGACAGCGGCTTACGTGCGCAGCGATGGCGGCGGGTTTTGGAGGTGCACCATGACTGACGTCTCATTGTCCGGCGCGCGGGGGCTGAAAGGGCGGGATCGGCAGCGGGTTTCGACATTGCTGTGGCGCGCGGTGCGCCAGGTCTGCGACGGCGGCGTCAACAATATCGTGGTGCCGCGCAATGATGCGCTGTTCATCCCCTATCCAGTTGGCATCGCGCGGGCGCTGACCGTCAATCATTCGGACGACGCGCCGTTTTCCGACGGCTCGAGCTACTATCAGCCGGCGATCGATATCGTTGCGACCGCGGATGCCGAGCTGCGCGCGACCAGTCTGGACATCGAGATCATCGTGGCCGCCAGCCTGCTCGGTGGCGAAAGCTTTTCGATCCAGCATGATGGCGCCGGCTGGCGCATCTATGAGATCGCTACGGTCGATTATGTCGACGATGCGAATGCCACCATCACCTTCAACCCGCCGCTGCGCGAGGCGGTCGAGGCCGGCGCGCAGCTCGAATTCGATCGACCGCGCTGCATGATGCGGCTGGCGAATCCGGCCGCGATGGACCTCTCAATCCGGCCGTGGACGTTCAATGCGGCCAGCGCTGAATTCATCGAAGCGCCGGTGGACTGATGCTGACATTTACCGAGGATGAGCTTGAGGCGCTGCGATCGCGCAACCATCGGATCGGGGTGTTCTTTCGGCTCGATACAGACCCAGTGGTCCGTCTCTGGCTCGGGTTCGGCAACATCGCGCCGGGCGTCAACGTCTATGATCCCACGGGCGCGATCTACCGTGGGCTCGGCGAACTGCGCAACGTACCGGCCTTTACGCAGCTGCTGAACGGGGCGGCCGAGCGGGTCGAGTGTACCTTGAGCGGGGTCAGTGGCGAGGCGCTGGAAATCGCATCGGGCGACGACGCCGAGCAGGTCAAGTCCAAGCCTGCCGCGCTCGGCTTTGCCCTGATGGATACTCGCTGGGCGCTGATCGGTCCGGTGCATTGGATGTCCTATTATATCGCCGACTTTCTCGCGATCGACCAAGCGCCTGCCGATGCGCTGACGCCGATCACGCGCACCATCACGCTGTCATGCAGTTCGCGGTTTACCGGGCTCCTGCGGCCGGCGCTGTCGTATTTTTCCGATCGAGATCAGCAGGCGCGCTTTCCCGGGGACTTGTTTTGCAGCCTGGTCGGCCAGTACGCGCACGGGTTCGACAAGAACTGGCCGGTGTTCTGATGCAGGGCGACCTGTCGCTTTATCTCGCCGAGGTGGTGCGGCGTCGCTTTGCGTTTGGCGATCTCGATTGCTGCACGCTGATGGCGGACTGGCTGGTGCGTTGCGGGTGGCCGGATCCGATGGCGGAGCGCCGCGGTGCCTATGCGACGCGCACCGAATATGAACCGCTGATCGCTGGTGAGGGCGGCATCGTTAAAGCATGCCGCCGGCGCTTTGCCTCGATCGGCCTGAAGCAGACGCAGCGGCCCGCTGCGGGGGATGTCTGCCTGGTGCTGGCGCCGACACTGGTTGGTGGAGGCGTGGTGTGGGCGCCGACCGGCGCGATCGCGGTCTCGGACCGGCTGCGCGCGGTCGTGACGAGCGATGTCGGCCTCGTCGCATCCGAACTCGAGATCGTGCGGGCCTGGGAGGTGTCGCGTGCCTGATGTAACTCTCTTGATCGGCTCGACGATATTGACGGCGGTCGAGGCGGCAGGCGTGGCGGGGCCTGCGGGTTTCGCGCTGAGTTCGACGACGATCGCCGGCGTCAGTGCCGCAACCGTCGTCGGTACGGCCGCGATCATCGGCGTCTCGATCGGTCTGCAGTACGCGCTCAACAATCCGGACGTTCCGAAGCCGGAAAACGGCGCGATCCCGCTCAAACAGGCGATTCCGCCGCGGCAGCGCGGCTACTGGATCAACCGGCTGTCCGGCAATTACATGCTGTTTCTGGCGGCGGGAAATGACTCACAGGATGTCATCGCCTTTCACAGCGGTCGCATCGAAAGCGTGATCCAGGTCTATCTGCATGACCAGCCCGTCAACACCACGCCGGTCATCACCGATGGGGCGGCTGTCTCCGTCATCCCGCCTGGCGGCGACCAGTTCGATGGCGTTACGCTGCAGGTGTTTTTCGGCAGCGACACGCAAAGCGTCTATGGCATCATCAGTTCGCCGGTCACCAGCGGCATCTGGACCACGGATTTCCACGGACGGGGCATCGCGGCGCTGTGCATGGTGTGCCCGCAGACCGCTGATCCGACGGTTTTCACCCAGAAATATCCGCAGCGACTGCCGTTGCCGTCCGTGGTCGCGAATTGCGCGCCGATCTGGGATCCGCGCGACGTCGCGCAAACCTTGGCGGCCACGGCGAGCTGGAAGGCGAGCGACAATCCGATTCTGCAACTGATTGACTATCTGACCGAGCCGGACGGCGGCATGGGCGAGGACCGCGACATCATCCTGCCGCCGGCGGCGCTCGCACAGTTGATGGTCGAGGCCGATTTGTGCGACCAGATCGTCGGCGGCGTCAAGCGCTACACCTCGGCGGGCTGGTATCAATTCGACAACGCCCCGGAGAATATCATCAACAAGATTCTCGCCACCTGCGACGGCTGGCTGGCGGAATCCGGCGACGGGTCGCTGGTGCTGACGATCGGCGTCTATCGTGAGCCGACCGATCCACCGATCACGGCCGCGCATATTTTAGGATACTCGGTTCGCTATGGTGGCACCGATGAGGAGGCGATCAATCAACTGATCGTTTCCTATACCAATCCGGCGCTCGGTTATGTCACTGATCAGATCGATGCGGTGCGCGATGAGGATGCGATCGCGCTCGCCGGCATCGTGCGGTCGAAGCCGCTGGATCTGCCCTGGGTGCAGATCGCGGCGCAGGCCGAGCGTCTCGCCGAGCGTGCGATGCTGCGGCTCAACCCTGCAATGTCCGGCACGCTGATCACCACGCTTTACGGCATGCGTTATCTCGGCAAGCGCTGGGTCAAGGTGCAATTCCCGAGCGTGCGCGGCCTCGAGGATTGCGTGGTTGAGATCCAGGACCGGGCGCAGGTCGACCTGCTGGCCGGCCGTGTCACCTTCAACTGGACCTTGGTCGATACGACCGCGCTCGCGGCGCTGGACGCCTGAGCTCGCCTGATCATTCGCTAAAAAAGGAAAACCGATCATGACCGTGCAAGCTGCGCGATCGATTTGGCGTGATTTCGATACCGATGGCGTGCCGGCCAGTGATCCGCATCAGCCGAACAAGCGTGAGGTGAGGGAGTGGGGTCAGATGCTCGAGGCGATGCTGCAGGCCAATCGCCTCGGCTTTGCCACGCTGGCGCTGCTCAACGCCGACCTGACGCACGCGGCCAACGAGCTCGCGGTCGTCTATGCCGACGCCACGGCCGCGAACAACGGCACCTATCAGAAATCCGGCGCCAGTGGCGCTGGATCCTGGACGCGGGTCGGCGACCTGCCGGGCAATCTCGTTATCCTGACCGTGACCGGCGGCACCGGCAACGCGATCACGGCTTCAGCCATCGAGACGCCGCAACAGCCGGGCGCAAAGCTCTATCTGATCGTTCCGACCGCCAACAATACCGCGGCGACCACGATCGCGGTCAATGGCGGCGCTCCTGTCGCGATCACCAATGCCTTCAACTCGGCGCTGGCGTCGGGCTCGCTGATAGCGGGTAACCAGGCGCTGATGAGCTGGCAGACAGATCATTACCAGTTGATGATCGCCGCCGCCGTCGACGGCAACGCTATCCTGGCCTCGGCGGTGGCGGCGCGAGATGCAGCAATTGCTGCCGCTGCTGCCATACAGATGGCAACAGTTGCCGACCGGACTGCATTGAAGGCGCTCGATACCACTTCTTACAAGGCCGCCATTCTTCGCGAGTCGGGACGGGAGGGCATCTTCATCTGGACGACGGGTGACTTTGCGGCGCTTATCACCGCAGACACCGAGGAGGGAATATACGTCAAGGCAACCGCGATTGCCTCAACCTCCGGATCCTGGGTTCGCGTTCGAGAAGAGAAGATCAATCCGATCTGGTTCGGAGGCACCAATTACACGGCGCTTTCCAAGGCGTTTTCTCTGGCCGGAACGCTAGGCGGCGAGGCGGTCGCCGTTCTGGATGGGACTTACGATATTGGCTCCAACACGCTGACCATCCCGGACGGCGTAAACGTCCTGTGCAGTCCGAACGCAATCATTCGGCGAAGCGCAAACCTGGCGGGCGCGACGCCGTACAGCGCCTATACGTCGTCGATGATCGTGCTCGGTAATTACTGCCAATGGTTCGGCGGTCAGTTCGATAATTCGGCGGTGCTGACGACTTCGGCTACCAGTAATACCATTGGCACCGGCGGCACGAAGACATTCACCGTCGGTGCGAGTTTGGGGCTCACGACATCGAGCTTTGTCCGCATCTATAGCCGCGCCAATCCGGCCAATCATTTCGAGGGCACAGTCAATTCCTACAGCGGAACTACCCTGATCATCAACGCGCTGTTCGCCAACGGCTCGGGCACCTTCACCGATTGGGACGTCTGCCACGGTGCAGTCTACCAGTGCCCGATCGTGCTGCATGGCGTGATCGGATCGACCGTCGAGGGCGTGCGGGTGACCGGAAAATGGTATGTCGGGCCATTGATGGATGGCTGGAACGTGTCCGGCTCGACCGCACTGCAGGTCCGCAAATGCACGTTCCGCGGCAACTTTCTCGAGAGCGTGCAAAATCGCGGGCTGTACGTGTACGGCTATGCCGTCGACTGCAACATCCAGGACAATTTCATCATCGGCACTAACGGTATCACCGATTATGGGATCAACCTCAACCCGGCGAACGCGACCGGATCGTCCAATATCCAGTTCCGCACCTTGGTCACAAACAACTTGGTCGATGGCTGCGCATACCAGGGCATCGCGCCCTCAGACCAGTGCCTTTATAATCTCATCGCTGACAATCGCGTTTCGAACCTGACCAACGTCGCCAGCATCGGGGTCCTCGAACAGTTCGCCAATGGGATTTCGCCGCAGTTCAACTCGATACGCGACAACATCGTCAACAACGCAGTCGGGACCGGCTTCAGCCATGTCGGCGTGCTCAATGGCGATGCCTCCGGCAACAAGGCAGTGGTTTGTGGTGTCAGCCTGTTCTTCGGGCCGTCCGGCGGCACGCAGACGCAGTTCGTTTCGCAGGTCGGGTTCTCGTCATACTCACCCACGACAATCGGTGTGCAGGTGGCGGGCAACTCCAACCGGGTGCGGGTGCGCGATCTGACGTCACTGAGCGCCGGATCGAACGGCGTGCAAATCGACAGCGGCGCGACCAACGCCGTCGTCGACGGGCTGTCGCTCAACAGCGTCGGCTCGAATTTGGTCAACAACGGAACAGGATCGACGACGTCCGGGCTGCAGGTGACCTGACGACAAGCAAAAGCAAAACAGAGGAGTTTCATTCGATGGTAGCGCGCAAATATTGGGTTTCCGGAATCATCCGCTATCCGGTGATCGCACCGCAAGGGCAGATCATCGCAACGGTCGTGCTGGCCCCGGTCGATGGGCAGGGTGGCAAGGTCGAGCATCACGTGATGACGGAGGCCGAACTACGCGAATATGAGGAGGGCAAGCACTATGTCGTCGACGTTAAGCCGGCCACTTAAAAACGCCGGTATGCCGCACCCGCAGCCGGGTCAAAGACCTTATAGATTCTGCCATTCGTATTTGGATCGCTGTTGTCGCTGGCGGACAGATAGAGCCGGATGCTCATGCTGCTCTGCCAGTAAAGATACCGGCCGCCGCCGTTTTGGGCGATGTCGGAGACATCGCTATGGGGCGGTCCTAACGGTTTGCCATCCTCGTAGACTTCGAGAGTAGAGGTGCGAGCGGCGCCGTCATCTGTCTTTGAATCCGAAAATATCACGTCGTAGGCGTAGGTGTTCCCGTCAATGTGACGGAAGCCTCGACAGAGCGTGCTCGGTGCGCAAGCCCGCGGATAAAACGGAGAGGTCGCAAAAACTGAAATGACGGCGGCGGCAAGCGATGCTGCGATGATCTTGTTTTCCGGCGTCATCTGTCAGGCGGGAAGTAGTGCCTCAGTACGAGGCGTGCCGATAGAAAAACAACCGCCAAGGCAACAAGCGTCCAAAGAACATAGTCCATTGAGGTTTCCTCCGGTCACCGAGCGGGAATCTACCACCACAACCCTAAAGCGAGCAACATGAAAACCAGCCAGAAAGCCGGCGCGGGGACCATTGCCGTGATCGCCGCCGCAACCACGATCCTCACCATTTGGGAAGGGACCGATCTGGTCGCGAAGAAAGACGTGATCGGCACCGGCCATCCGATGACCTATTGCCATGGGCAAACGGACGAGTTCGGCAAGGTCAAGGAAGGCCAGAGCTTCACCCCGGCGCAGTGCAAGGATCTGCTGGCCAAGAGCTTGCCGAAGTATCTCACGCCGCTGCAGAAGTGCGTCACGGTGGAGTTGCCGGTGAAGACGATGGCCTCGCTTTTGGACGCCGCCTACAACGCTGGCCCGGCCGCCGTATGCCGCTCGCCGATGGTCGCGAGGATGAACAAGGGCGATCTTTCCGGCGGCTGCAACGCCTTCGAGGGCTGGTACGTCCGCTCGGACGGCCAGGTGCGCCGCGGCCTTGTCGCACGCCGCAGCGGTCTTGCCGGCGACAAGCGCGTCAACGAAAGGCAGCTCTGCCTGGAAGGCGTCAAGGAGGGCGTTGCCAAGCCCGCGACGCTGACCCTTTGGCAAAAAACCAAATTGATCTTCAACCGCATGATTGGGGGATAACCATGTT